GTAACTACCAACGCCTTCGCAGTATCGGCAGAAAATTGGATTTGTTTCGCCAGGTGCATGTCCGCTGCCGTGGCATCCGTGGCATGGAGCGCGGCCAAACGCTAACCGAAAGCGGGCGATTCGTTTTTGATCTCTCGATTTGGAAATGCGCTCAAGCTCCGAAAGTTCGGAAATAAAAAGGCGCATCCAAAGTCTGATGATCCATTTCACTTTTTTGCCACGGCTTTCTTTTCTGGGTGCTCTTTCCAAAATTCAGAATTGGAATCGGCAAACTTGGTTTGTAATTCACGGAGTCGGGCTTTGATGATTGGCGCGGATTTGCTGCGGGGTAATCCTTCAACGATGCCGGGAAGGTCCGCGATGGCACGAGCAATGAAAGCGGCAAGGGATGTTGAGATTTTCGTCATGTTCTCGAGAACCTCTGATCGTTTAAGGTAGAAATTCCTTTCCACCTCCAAGGCAAATTCGGCTTTGGATGCTTGGGCTTTGGTGAGGCGAACATCTCGAATTTTCAAGAACGGTCCATTACCTACGGCCAAGGAGACGAGGCGTGGGCATGGAAACGTGGCATGGTGCGTGAATGGCTTGCCCGATCCCACAACCGATCCAACCGGAAATTTGTTTTAGTTTCCCAAGGCGGTGAAACGGCAAACGCAGACGAGGACGCCGGAAATTCGTCCGAACTTCACATCGAATTTGATAAATGCCGCAAGTGGGATTTTGGCTGGAAGTGTCCGCACTGCGAATCCAAGCAAGCGTTCTCATTCGCCCACCTAAAATGGGATGAAGTGAAAAATCCAGACGGGACGCCTAACGACCAGCTAACCGCCGACTCCGTAAAAATGGAATGCCCATCGTGCAAATCCGAGTTTGCCGATACAGTGCAAAATCGCCGGATGCTCCACGATAGTCTCGAAGATGACGATGGGTATCTCCTAACGAATCCTAACGGGCAGCGCGGTTACGAAGGATTCCACACGGACGCGACGGCAATTTGGTGGATTCCGTGGGCTGAAGATGTGCTTCACAAGATCGTCGCTGACAGGCAGATGGCGATTGGCGACCACACGTTTCTAAAGGCTTGGACGCAAAAGCGCCGCGCCCAAGGGTGGTGCAACTCATCCGAGATCGTCAAAATCACCCTCAAGCCTAGCGGATACACGTTGGGGGATTACGAGGAGCAACGCCGGATTGACGACGAAAGGTTTCGCAGTTTCACGATGGACGCAGGCGGAGATCATTTCTGGGGAGCAATCCGCGCATGGGCTAACGGAGGATCGTCGAAACTCCTTTGGTTCGGCTACATCGCCACTGAGCAACAGGCGGAAGAACTGCGGAAGAAATACGGAGTTGAACCGCGATGCACGTTCCTCGACATTGGATTTGAGCAAGAGCGCATGGCGGAAATCATTGCGCGGTATGGATGGCGCGGAGTGAAAGGCGACGGAAACCGAAAGAGCGGATGGGACTGGGAAATCAAACTCGGTCCGAAAAAGGGAATGAAGGAAGTTCGCCTTTACTCGAAACGCTGGTTTGCCAAGGCGAAATCAGGCGCAAGGGCTGAATGCTACCACGTTGCAACCGAGCCTTTGCAGCACATCCTCCAACGCCTAATCAACGGCGAGGGCGCTGAATGGCTGGCGTATGATGACGCGCCGCCGACCTACCAGAAGCACCTCAACGGCGAGCGGTTAGTCACGACCGCAGACGCACGAGGCCGCGAGGTGAAGAAATGGGACCGATTTGGAGCGAACCACGGGCGAGATTGCGAGCTCTATGCGCTAGCCGCCGCCCTTATGTTCAAGGTCTTTACGTTTGAGTCTGCGGATTCCTGACGGGCTAACGAAACAAAGGCTTGCACTTCTCTAGCAGGATGTTAGGGATTCGGCATGTCGCCATTCGCCCAAGCCCGAGCAATCTTCAAAGCGGTCAGGGGAAATCCCGCCGCGATTAAGGTGCAAAAGGATGCTTTTCTTGCCCTAACTGCTTCAATTACAAGCGGAAACGGTGGAATGCAGATCACGAATAGCCAGGTTAACGGGCAGGGCTTCACGGCTTCTCACTCATCGACACCGCAGGAACGTCTCAACGTGTTGTCAATTCTCATGACGATGATTGAGAACGACACCGCAGGATCTAAAACCGTAGTAGGGAGGTTCCTTTGAGTCAAATTGTCGATGAGTTTGGACGTCCCGCATTCTTGGCGCGAGGAGCTAACCGCAAAGCTGCAAGGTCCGCGAACCTTGGAGGCGGAGAGCGCCCATCAGAAACGCGCAATTTTCGCGACCTCGGAAAGGTTGTTCCGAAGGCTGATAGGCAGATGCTCGTTTCAGCATCCAAAACTCTCTACCTCAATTCCCCCCCCTTGATTTCCGCGATCGATCAGAAGGGGATGTATTCCGTGGGGAACTCATACCTCCCGGTTTACCGTGGGCTAGATACCGGGTGGGGCAGCATTGCTAAAAACTGGCTGGAAAACGAGTGGTATGAAATTTGCAACATTGCAGGTGGAAACAATGATTTCGTCACTGACCTTTACATTGACTCCGTTGCAATGGATAGAGACGGCGAGGTTTTTGAGTATTTTACGCAGACCCGCGATGGATACCCGCAGATTCAAATCATTCCATCTCACCGGATAGATGCTGGCGGAATGCCAGACGGAAGAATCTCCGTTGGCAGATATTCTGGGAGTCAATTTTACCACGAGGATGGAATCGTCTATTGGGCCGATACCGGAAAACCGGTGGCTTATTCGTTTGTCGATGCCGAGGGTGTCCATGAAAAATTCATCGACGCTGCGTTTATCAAGCACACGTTTGATAAGGCTTGGCCGGAACAAAAGCGCGGTTTGCCGTTATTCTATGCGACTCTCAACAATCTGAGAGACGTTTTACAATCCGAGGAATGGGAGCGCATGAACCTGCTTTCCATGTCGTCACTGAACTACACTATCCACAACGAGAGCGGTGGGCCGGATGTTGACGAGCCGGATTATGTTCCGCCTAGCGAATGCGGAGAGTTGGCAATCAAAACGTTAGAAGGTGGACGCATCATGTATGCGAAGGCTAGCGCAGGCGAAAAGTTGGAGCAGCATCAAAACTTCCGACCCGGCAATCCATGGCACGAATTTACCGAAATGCAGATGCGTCTAGCGTTCCAACAGATCAATTGGCCGATGGCGATGAGCTGGAAAGGCAATGGCGCAGGTGGTGGCACAGCAGAGCGCAATGCAATCGGAATGGCAGTCCGCGCCGTCAAAGATCGGCAGTCAATTCTTGATAAAATCGCCAAGTGGAGGATCACCCGTGCTCTTGCGTGGGCAATGTCTAGTGGACGCATCCCGCAGAGCGCCGATTGGTATGCATGGGGATTCACGAAACCGCCATCGCTAACGATTGACGACGGCAGAAGCTCGAAAGAGAAAATCGAAAAGCTTAAGATGGGCATCCTCAACCAAACTGATTTGATCGGAGAGGAAGGGAAATCCCTAGCGGAACACCTCAACGAGCGCGGCGAGGAAATCGCAATGCGTGAACTGAAGCGCCGTGAAATGGAATCCAAGTATCAAATCGAGATCGACCCTCGCTATTTTATGATGCTCACGCCTAACGAGCAGCCGCCGAAAGAGGATATTGAAACAATTCAAACCGTAGAACCTGACGAAGATGACTCACCTGAAAATTGAAAATAGATCTGGCAAAGTGAAACTGGATTCCACCGTGACCGAGAGTTCGATGGACTCTCTAATCGACAAACTTGCAACGCTTTACGGAGACGATGCGGTTAGAAATGAGCTAAAGATTGGAGATTTTACGGCGACCGCTGAAGAATCGCTAGAATCCGTTGAAATCACGATCAACTCCCCAGGCGGAAGCGTGAAGCAGGGATACCGAGCATATAAAACCATCCTCGCAATGCGTGAGCGTGGCGTAAAGGTCACGGCTCTAATTGTGGGCCAAGCAGCATCCATGGGCAGCGTAATTGCCATGGCAGCGGATGAAATCAAGATGGACACCAAGGCCAAAATGATGATCCATGACGTTTCCCTCGTGGCCTACGGCAATTCCGACGTGATGCGGAAAAACGCTCAACTGCTTGAAGATGTTTCTAACGAATTAGCCAAACTTTACAGCGCGAAAGTGGGTAAATCGCCTGAATTTGTGCGTGAGCTAATGAAATCCGAGACTTGGATGGACGCCACGGAAGCAGTGGAAAACGGATTTGCCGATTCTATTTTTGACGCCAACGATGGAAAAGAGCAAACTTTGTTAGACAAATTGCTTGCAATGTCGCAAGAAACCGTTAGGGATTCGGACATGTCCATTCTTGATAGACTAACATCCCCGTCAGACGCTGAGGCAAAGTCTCGCATCGAAGCTCTTGAAAGCCAGATTTCCGCGCACGATTTGGAGATTTCCGAATTTAAGGCCAAGCTAGCAACCGCTGAAACCGCTTTGCAAGAAGCGTCTAACTTAGCAGTTGAAAATCGTGACTTGAAAGCCAAGGCCGACAAGATCCCGACTCTTGAAACCAAGATCACCGAACTCGAAGCATCCAACGAAATCACAGAAACCAAGATTTCAGAAGCTGCCGCCAAACTTCTTGCCGCTAACGGTCACAACGAGCCGCTCAACCTGAGCGAAAAAGTTGTCGCGCCAAAAGCGAAACTTGAACTTTTCGGCCTCGCTCGACTTATCGAAGCTGCCAAAACCAAATCTAACTAACCTAAATTTATGCCACAAGCAAATCTACTAGACATCGCCAAGATCAACGGCACTGACACAGTTGTCGGTTTGATCGAGGAAAACCAAACCGTTGCACCTGATGTGATGGCATTTCCAGCCCGCACGATTCGTGGAACGTCATATAAAATCGGCGTCCGCAAATCCTATCCCGGCGTCGGATTCCGCAACGCTAACGGAGGCACGACTTACACCAAGTCTGTCTTTGAAAACCGCCTAATCGAAACCTTCATTCTCTCGGGCAATGTCCGCGCAGACGTTGCAGTTGCAGGCGCTTACGAAGACGGTCCCGAGGCTTGGAAACTCATCGAAGCATCCGGCGTCATGGCGCAGTCAATGATCGAACTCGGATCGCAAATCTACTACGGCACTGGCACGGATTCCAAAGGATTCCCAGGCTTGCAGGAAATCCACGCTGCATATTCCGCAACGCTCACCGAACCTCTCACTGTTGATGCTCTCGGCACATCTGCTGGAACTGGATCATCCGTTTATGGCGTGAAATTCGGCCCGCAGGATTGCCAGTTGATCTTCGGCACAGGTAACGCCTTTGAGCTTGGTGATTGGTTTAACCAAATGGTCAATGATGGCACTGCCGGTCAAGATTACCTTGCGCACGTCGCATCCCTCAACGCATGGGTGGGCCTGCAAGTTGGTTCCGTGTATTCCGTTGGCCGCATCCGCGACCTAACCGAAGACACTGGCAAAGGCTTGACCATGGCTTTGCTCGCCCAACTTCTGAGCAAGTATCCTATCGGAAAACGCCCAGATGCGTGGTTTATGAACCGCCGTTCCGCTTACCAGTTGCAACTTAGCGTTGCAGCTACCAGCAACACCACCGGGACCGCATCAAATACCCCAATCGGAGAAATCCCGACATCCGCTTTCGGAATCCCGATCATCGTCACCGATTCGATCGTCAACACCGAGGCCCTCAGCTAAATCCTAACGGCTCAATGAATAAAAATTACATCTATCATTCACCGGACGGCGACCGCATTGTCTTCCTGATGCGCAAAAACGAGAACGGAACTGTCGATCTAGCGAAAGCTGACGGCAGTCTTTCAATCGGAAATTGCACAATCGGAAAGTCGGTCGGTCAATGTTCCGAGGTATCCGGCGACATCATCGACATCGAGGTTGAAACCTCGGATGAACCTGAAATCCCCGAACTTACCAAGGATCAACTGAAGGAACTGCTAGACGAGGCGGGTGTTGTTTATGATGCCCGCCTTGGTAAAGAGAAACTCAAAGAGCTACTTGAATCCATCAACTAACCGAAAATTATGGCTAACGAATTTGCACGAAATATCCAGGACACAGACCTGACCATCACCCGCGCCCTTCCAACCGCAGACGGCACTGTCACAAGCGCCGACTTCGATCTCGGGGCCGATATTTACAAGGGCGAAAACTACGAGCTGGAGGTGACTATTCCTTCGCTCACATCAACGCTCTTGCCTAACGCTGACACGCTGACCATGACCGTCCAAGGCGGTGCAGCTGTCACACCAACCACCAGTCTCAATCTTGTTCAGATCACCACTGGAACAGGCTCGACTGTTGCAGAGCAGAAAATCCGCTTCCGTCTCCCATCCAACTGCCCGCGCTACGTTAACGTGAAATTCGTTGCCGCTGGCGGAACTGGTAACATGTCGGGAGTGTCTGCCACTGCCAAACTGTTGTTTTAACCGTTCGTTGTGTGTGTTGTGTCGCGGACGGTGGGGAAACCTGCCGTCCGTTTCTTTTTGAATTTATGAGCCTACTTACTGAATTTGCAAAATCCGCGTTCGCCATCGCTGGCGACATTATCGGCAGGGAATCGCTGACCATTAGCAACGGGCCAACTATCGGCGGCGTGATGAATGAAGCCACGTTTTCCCGTGAGTATGAATCCGGTGGATTTGAGCAATCATCCGCAGTGGATTTCGTGACCGGAATCGCGGAGTTTGTTGCAGCCTATCCGCTTGCCGCAAAGGCATACGAGGGAAAAGTGGCTACGGCTCGCGGCGATACATGGCGCATCGTCTCCATTCGCCCCGGCGCATCATTTGTTTCAATCTCGCTTTCAAGCACGAATAAATCGTCCTAGAAGTTGCGTTTTTAGTTGCGTTTTCATGGGCGGAATCCTAGGTTCCCCCCGTGAACGAGATCCCAACCAGCCTTAGCGACTACCTTGCCAGCGAAAAGCTGGACGGTGTGCGTTGTATTTGGACGGGTTATGAGTTTGTCACGCGCCACGGCAAGATCCTGAATCCGCCAGCATGGTTTTCCGTTGGGATGCCCGAAGGCGTCCGTCTTGATGGCGAGCTTTACATGGGCCGCGACACATTTGCCAAGCTCCAGAGCGTAATGCAGCGCAAGGGCAGCGACTGGAAGGGAATCGAGTTTCGCGTTTTTGACCTTGCCGCGCCACGCATGACGACAACCGAGCGCATCGCGAAACTCGCGACGATTAGCCTGCCCGCTCATTGCTCGCTGGTATCTCACCACGAAGTCACCGCCGCTGAACTGGATGCCATGGAGGCTGAAATCGTTGCCAGCGGTGGCGAGGGAGTTTGTTTGCGCCACAAAAACGAGGCTTACCGACCGCAAAATTACATCAAGGTCAAAAGGCTTTTCCCAGACCTTGAACGCTGGCAGGGTTGACAGTCTAGCAGCAAGGTGTTAGGCATCTTGCATGGTGCAGGGCGAAATTGACATTAAAGAGCTGGAACGCTCGCTTGTCCGTGTCGCCGCCGCATTTGGCGAGGCTAACGAAACCGGGATTTCCCGATGGGGAGTCGGCGTTTGCCGTGGGCTTGTGAAAGAAACCCAAGCATGGGGGGATTCATCGAAAATCGGAGATCCAAAAAAGAAGCAGCAGCAGGCCATGATGAAAGACGGTCGCCGCGCATTCGTGGTGATTAAAGACCCGTTACTGGTCAAAAAGCTCAATCAAAAGAAACTTGACGGAATCCAGACATCCAACGGGCTTTTGACTTTCCGCCCGCATCAGCAAATGACTGATTCCAAAAACGTGAACGATTTTATCGACATGAATCGCACGACCCGAAGCAATCGAGTTCCAAAGCTGCCGCCTGGCGTTGTATGTGTGACATCCGAGAAGGTTTTCATGAATGCAATGCGCGAACGCTTCAAAATGATTGGCCAAGCGAAGGGCGGATGGATTGGCGCAGGCAAGGAGATTCAAAAGCATCAGAAAGTTGGATCACGCATCGCCATTGGCAAAAACTTTGCCGCATACACGCACAAATTTTCCAACAAAGGATCAGCTACCCTAATCAAAAACCAGTGGAACCCGACTGGAATCCTGACAAACTCCGTTGATTACGTTGGCACAGAATACGTTTTGAAAAAATCCGCAATGATGAAGGCGCTCAAAGACGGCGCAGAAAATACAATCAAATGGTATGAAACAGCCATGAGAAAACGACTAAACCGTAGAAGATGATAACCGACACATTACTCGACAACTGGAAAAAGTGGCTAGAATACTCGCTTTCTCGCAATCCATCGCCAGCATCTAACCTAACGATCCAGCTTCGCGATTCCGAAGAACTGAAAACCTATCCGGGAATCTACTTGGAAGAATCCATGATTGACCGGATGGAATCTTCCGGCGTGGCAGATAGCAATGCATTCAAGGCGCAGATCAAAACCATGCTTGTAACCACGCCCGCAGACGAGGATCAAGCAGGATCAACCAAAGCCGAACATGACGCAATGCGTGTGGGATTATCCAAGCAAGTGGCGTCTGAGCTGGCTTTTGACTGGATGAATGCACAAATCGGCATTGTTGTTTTTGAATGCCTAACCGGATCACCCGTCACAACCAATGAAGATGGCTACCGAGTCACGACATGGACGACCGAAATAATGGCGTGTGTTGACAGTTGACATCTAGCGGGAAAACGCTAACGGTTAGGGAACCGCTAGAAACCATTCCCTAATATGTCCGCGAAAAACTTCTCTCTTGCCCAATACGGCGCTGTCAGCGACTCGTCATCGACTGGTCTTTACATCGGATCAATCGCCTACGCTTACGGCGCAAACAAGGTTGATTTGAAAGATCACACCGACTCCACCGTTGGCTTTACGCTAGCAGACGACAAAACCGACGTTACGCTTTCGGGCGCAGTTGTCGCCAAAGCCACTGGCCTCGCTCCTGCAATCGGTGGCGTCATTGTGCTTGCTAACTCAACCGCCAATAGTCTCACACTCAACAGCAAGGGCCTATTTACCACTCCCGTGGCAAATGCTGGCGTTGTCGTTACCGGTGCAACGCTCACCCGCACGAACAGCGATTTTGAGTCTGGCGACATCACCGCCGTCTATCATCCCGGCGTCACCACAAACGCGCCAGTGTCCGTTTCCTAACGGGCTAAACAGTATAAAAATATGCAATTCAGAACCGGAGACATCAACCTTTTTGCCGCTTGCATGGCTCTTGGGATTCCACCAGATCCCATTGAGCCTGCTGCCGTCTATCAGAATGACGATGGGAAGGATTACGTCTCATTTACGCTGGATCACCAATCGCTTTGCGGGATGCACAGCACGAGGGAAATGATGAATGCTTGGTCAATGCGAGCAGCTTTCGAGAGAGAGTTTCCGAACCATCCGTTTCTTGTTTTAATGCAATTCTCAACAATGGCGTTAGGCGCTCGCCGAAAAGCCGACTGGATTGACGCTGGCGCTCGCTTCCTTGGCTTGTCCTACTCCGCATTCGCCCGTGCATACAACGACATCGGCAGGCTCGAAGTGGAAGCCCCAGAGTCTCCCGTGAGCTACGTCGCTTGCTTTATCGCTAATCGTCATGCGGCTATCGGATGGGCTAAAAACAGCGTTCCGAAAATCGCAATCTCCAAGGGCAAATCCATGCTTCTCATGGACGCTACCCTATCCGCCAAAAATCAAAGATTCCTTTTATCAAAATTATGAAATCAGAAACCATCAGTCCATCGAACGGGACGACCAAAAATCACGAATTAGAAACTGGAACCTACGGCCACATCAAATGGCTAACCGAGCGAAAAAACAAAACGCTTTTGACCGGGACCGTTGACATGGATTCCGTCGCTGAAATCTGCTTCGCCTATACGACTGATCCCGAGGAGCTTCAGAAATTCAAGGGGCCGAAAGCCAAGGCGGCGATTGATCGCTTTATGCTCAAAATGCAGCCCGCAGACTTCCTGAAAATCCAAGGACACGCCGAACGCGAGCTTCTGAAATACGTTGAAACTTCCACGGTGCCAAAAAAGCCCCAAGCGGTGAAGAGCCGCCCGCAAGCGAAGTCTGCCCATGCACGGAAGCGTTGATAGTTTTTGCGCTTGGGAAGAGCGGTCACAACTGGCAGGATGTTCTCTATCGAATGCCTGCCGGATTGGTCAATCAACTGATGGCGTGTTACTGGATGGAAAAAGGCGTTGAAATCGAACCGATAAACAAAGCTGACATCAATCTCGACGTTGAAAACATCCTGAAAAAAATCAAAGCCCGCAAAATCAAATTTGACTTCTAATCATGGCAATTTCCACCTCACTTATTCTTAAATTTGACGGCGCTGCCGTGCAACGCGGTCTAGCGTCTATCAAGAAATCATTTGCAAAAGTTGGCGACGCCATCAAGAAAATCGGCATTGGAATTGGCGCATTTGCCGTTGGCGCTGCCGCTGGACTCGCTGCCGCCGCAATCAAAATCAATGCGATTGGAGAATCCGCTGCCGCAGGTGACAGGAAATTGCAAAATATCACCAAGCAGATGGGGATTTTTGGCGATAAATCCGACGATGTATCCAAGCGACTGCTAGAATTTGCCGACGCTCAAGAGCGATTGACGGGAGTTGATACGGTGGTGGCAACGCAAGCAAAACTCATGACATTTGCCGAGCTTGCCAAGACTGCGGATCAAGCTGGGGGCGCATTTGACCGTGCAACGATGGCGGCTGTTGATATGGCGAGAGCTGGATTCGGAACCGCTGAAGGAAATGCTGTGCAGCTTGGCAAGGCTCTCAACGATCCAATCAAGGGAATCAATTCGCTAACTAAATCGGGAATCAGTTTTACCGAAAAGCAAAAGCAAATGATTGCCGCTATGGTTGAAACTGGCAAAATGGGACAAGCTCAAAACATGGTCTTAAAAGCTATTGAGACTCAGTTAAAAGACACCGCCGCTGCCACTGCCACAGCAAGCGGACGCATTACCCAATCATTCAACCAAATTGTTGAAGCGTTTGCCATTCCGTTTTCTGAAGGATTTAACGGATTACCGGGAATGCTTGAAGGCGTGTTTCCATCTCTAATTGCCAAGGCTGAACAAGCTGGGCGAATTGTTTCTTCCGGCATTGCTGAAGCTATTGCTGGCGATACTGCCAAGCTGGAAATGATTGGTGATTTGATTGCTGAAACCATCAAGGTTGGAATAATGGCTTCATTTCAATCTCTGAGCACTGAGATTATCAAATCAACTTTGAAGCTTGGGAGCGGAGACACGAAACTAGACCGATGGATGGATTCAAAAATAAACGCAATGGGAGGATCGCCGGGAGAATTGCTTTCCGCAAATTTTGCCACTAGCCGCGCTCCTGATTTAATTAGCGCGCTAAAATCATCGACACCATCATCAATCAGTGGAAATCCTGCGCCTCCCGGCTTTCGATTTGCTAGAGAAGGAGAATCATCAATTTACAGTGACGCAAGCGGCCAAATGGTGATGAAGCTCACACAAGCCGTCGAACAGCTAACGAGAATTAACAGAAGCCTAGCACCAACGCCATGAGTGGAAAAATCTACCTAAATTCATCGACCAAGTTCATTCCGCAGAAGGATTTCGCCGTCCAACAAACGGAGAACGGAGGCATCGAGGCAACGCAGACATTCCTCTGCCGCTACACGAGCTTAGGCACTGCCGACCTAACGCCATTCCGGCGCGGAACTCGTGCAGATGCTCTTTGGCCAGATGTCCCGTCAATTTACCGTGGATTGCGTGTCAAAACCGCAATTCCCAACCACCACGAGGGAAGTGGGATGTGGGAAATTAAGGTGGTTTTTACCGGCACACTTTTCGCGTTTTCCACAAGCCCAGGATCTAGCGGAACAGAGCAAACCGTTCCGACGTATTCTTTGAGCGGCAATCTTGAGGAGGCTCCCATAAACGAGCATCCGAAGTGGGTCGAGTTGGATGATGACGCAAAAGGAAGACTCGGAATGCTGCTAGATGGGACGACCAGTTTTGACATCTCCGCTGGGGATTATGTCAAGGCCGACGCATCACTTCAATCAGTTCCGTTAGTTGGATCAATTTTGAGCATGTTTTCATCCATTACGCCGACCGGAGCCGAGTTGAGTTTTGCTAGGCTTATTGCGCTTGGGAAAACGACGTTTAAAAAACCGTCTTACACATGGGGAGTCAGAGAAGAATCCGCATACGGTTTCACATCCGCGCAGCTTGGAAAACTTGGTCAAATCGTAAATCCGCCGGGAGGACCACCAACGCCTAGCGGATGGAAGTGGATGCTAACCGGGCCTAGCCAAGAGCAATCCGGCGAAGGCAGATTTTTCAAAGATACGACGTTCCTTTTAATTGAAGACAACGAAGAAAATTCATTCCTTTACGACTGATGAATATCAAAGCCAAAGGATCGGTCGTTATTCCAAAAATGCCGCGCAATCTTGGCGCACTCATGCAATGGGCAAAGAGCGTGAATACTGCGTTACAGCAACTGCGGGATAGGACATGGACAGTTCCAGCTAGAAGCGGCGGAAGTGGCGCAGCAGCGGCAACAACATGCCCATTTGGCTCGATCACCACCTACGCAGACGGCGAGGCGACGGCGACTGGCATCCTTGGCGGTATCATCTATTGCGGCGAGTCCAACATCGAGGTACCGAATCAAGAATTGAATCTCGATTCCGATGGCGACTGGCTCGTCTGGATCGAGGTCGAGTGCATCGCCAACCGCGACGATGACGAGGAAATCTTTTTGCCTGGCATGACCAGTGCCACAGCCCCGCCGACCGACTGGGAAAAAGTTACTTGGAGCGAAAGCGCGAGCTACCCAGACAACACCTCGCCCACCGTCGCCACCGGAGCAGGAACCATCATCATTCCCATTGGACGCCTCAAAATCAAAGACGGCGTCGCCAGCCTAGCAAACACAGATTGCGGACACATCCGCATCAACCAGTGTGCCGGAATCCTCACTCACACACGCGGATGATTGTCACCACCACTCAGGAATTTGCGCTCGTGGCCGCTGGCTGCTGCCCCTGCGATTTACCCGCCTGCGAAGCACCGCGCAAACAATGCCAGAGCATCACTGTCGATGCCTGCGGCGAGACCCTGCCAGAATTCGAGGGAGTGACCGCAGAGCAACGGTGCATCATTTTCAAGAAGATCGAGAGTCGGATTTTGGTGCGAACAGATTATGTAAATGCACCCTATTTCTATTTTTTCGAACCTGGTTTTTATAACGGTTTTGACAGCCGCGACGACAGATGCGCTAGAATTTTTGCCTTTGCAGAAGTGGATGATGAGCGAATCTGCCAAGAGACAGAATACGCAAAAAACTCAGAGACTCAAAACGTCACGGCAAAACTTAGGAACGAGGACGAAACTGTAGTTTATACGTTTATTTATTCCGCATCCGGAGAAGGAACATCCACCAGCTATTCCGGATCTTTTTCATCCACGGAAACATACCCGCCGGATGATCCCTTGGTTGAATCAGGTCCGATTTATTACTCAGGATGCATCACCCTAACACCAGACGAAACCTACACCTACTCAGAACTTGTTTTCACCAACATCGAAACGGCCAGAACCTCCTACACGGAAACCGTTCCAAACCCAGACGAAGATCCCGAAGATCCAGACGACGACACGATGGAGGAGGAGGTGGGCAGTGAAACAATCACCACCACAAAAACCGTCACCTACTCGCTCCCCGTAGAACTCGCCGACCTCACCGCAGAGATCGATGCCGTGAAAGCCCTGCTCGGCACTGACGATTGGCCGGGAACTGAATGCCAATCTGGAACTGAATACGTTTACGGCTACCCAGACCCAGAGCTAGACGAGGAGGGCGAGCCAATCCCGCCCGACCCTGAAGCGCCTCCAGCCGAACCAGTATGCACCCAAATTTCCAGCGTCACCCGCGCCCGCTACCGCATGGGCATCCCTGCCACGAGCCGGTGGGATGCAGTCACCGCCGCCTGGAACACATGGGACAAGGCAGACCCAGAGACACGAGGCGAGGCCCCGTTGAAAACCACGTTTGACGAAGCGCACGCCGCCTGGGTAACGGCCAAAGCCGAGTGGGATGCCGCCAACCCAGAGACCCGAGGCCCCGAGCCGCTAGAGCCGACCAAGCGCACGCTTTTCGAAATCCAGTGGGACGAGGTATTTTTCCCCGCCGCCTGGGATGCATGGCGTGCCCTCCGCACCACCTACGAAATTGCCCTCGCCGCGCACGAGGCATGGGAGGCCGACGAGACCGACCCCAAACCACCGGAACCCACCATCCCCGAAGATCCGGGCGAGGCTCCCACTCCCGCGCCCACACTCACCGCCAGCCGCTCATGGAGCTACGCCGGCGGAGCAGATTTCTCCCCCTGGTATGAAATCGAAATCCCCACCGTGGTGGGCGAGACCCGCATCGTGAACACCCTCACCAAATGCTATCGCTCCGCCCGCCTCGGTGCCCTCCCCACCGCCCACGGCGAGATCTATGAACTCCCCGCTTAAATGGCGCAGGCCGCGCAAACTCCGTGGCGCTGGCGACCTCGTGGCCCTCGTGGCGGAACCCATTGCCAAGGTTATCGACGCCGTGGCAAAAACCAACGTGAGCGGGTGCAGCGCCTGCCAAAAACGACGTGAAGCGATGAATAACGCATTGCCCTTCTCAAAGACTTGACAGCCTAACGGTTTCCGGTTAGGCGTAACCCATGAATCTCACCGGAACAGAGGTTAGGGTTGGCATGACAGCCGCCGCCAACGTCTCAAGCGTAAATACCACGGGCAGCGTGACCATCGGCACACCCGTCGCCGCGCTGGTTTACACGGACGCGCCAACCGTGGCTTATTCGCTGCGGATGGATATTGCGAGCGGTGAGACGCTGGCGCTGGACATGTCAACAGGCGCGGTGACTGGGGTTTATCCTGGAGTTTTGCAGGTTGAAACCGCCACCGTAATTGCTGCCTCTGGCGCTACAACTGCGGGAGATGCCACGGTCATTGTGACCGCCGCGAATCTAGCAGGCTCGCCGTTGACGGTTTCCGTGCCATTGCTTTTGACTGATAACACAGCATCGCTTGTTGCGACAAAGATCCGCGCCGCGCTCACCGCAACTGCCGCAATCGCTTCTATTTTTACCGTTGGGGGAGCAACAGCCGACATTACGCTAACGGCAAAAATTGCCATCGCTAACGATTCGACGCTAAATATCTCAATCGCAAACGGCACTTGCGCGGGACTCACTGCAGCGCCGACAAGCACGAATACTACGGCGGGAGTTATTAGGACTCAAGCCTACAGGATTTCAGGCGCGACTTGGGATCAAACGGATTTTGAAGGTGAGCCATTACCGGCGATGACAAAAGCGCATTGCGTTTATGTTAAAAGAATTGGAGGCGAAGGAATTTTAATGTTTGACGGGGTAGTCACAATTCGCCCAACCAGCTCAAATGTTTATTTTGATAGCAATGGTCAACTGAATTATTCTAGCTCATCGATTGATTTTGAAGCTATTGAAGGAGACGCATCACTGACAATTGACATTCACGCCGGATGACCTGCCCTGAAACATGCCTCCCGATCACGCTAAACGTATTTCCCGCAATTACGTCGGGCGATATGTATCCAACGGGCTTGGAGTTTCGCGAAAATGCCGAGGATGCTGACCTTGCAAGCGTGACATGCATTTTTTGCGAAGACCCATCGCAGACATCGCCAAGCCTCACTCTGAGCAGTGCGCTAGGCACGATCACCATCGATTCAGTGACCGCTGGCAACTGGGTTTTTACCATCCCGGCTTTTGTTATGTCGCTTGCTGCTGGCAGTTATTTCTATCAAATCCGCACCACGGACGTTGAGGACGCGAAACGCACAATCTTGAATGGAATCCTAACCGTTGCACCCGCACTATGAGCCTCACCATCCTACGCAACGATCGGTATATCAGCGTAACTGTCACGCCAGTTGGCAAGACTGGACCAACCGGACCGCAAGGCCCGCCAGTTGGCAACCTCCCGCGAGGCCAAATCTCAATCCAAGGCAACTCCACCGCGACCAACATCATAACCGCAGGCGTATTTGTAGCCGCTGGCATCAACGGCACGTTAGACACTCTCACGGACATTGATTTCACCGCGCTATCAGACGGCGAGTTTGGCCTGAAATACAACGGCACGGCGACAAAAACCTTCTGGATTTTTGGCTCCTACGATTGCTCAGACGGCAACAACCAAACGCTTGCAATCCGCATGGCTAAAAATGGGACCGCAATCGCTGAAACCGAATGCCGCGCATTTACATCTAGCGGAGGTGCTGAGGCAAAACTCGTCTCCACTTGGATGATCGAACTCGCCACGGGCGACGAGGTATCCTTGCTTGTTGCTAACATTTCATCCACCAACGACGTGATCATCCGCCGAGGCCGACTCGTCATTAACTGCATCCCTTAAATATATGGACCCTATCGAAGCTATCCCTCAAGAAACCGCAGCCTTTGGGCAGCGTGGCACAATCGTCGAAACAGGAACCACCGCAATCACTGGTATCAGTGCCTACGCGATCCAAATCCTAACCACTGCAAATTTTGCAACGCTAACCGAAAATCAAAAAACGGGTGACGCAATGACCGGGTTTGATATCGACCCGACCGTCCTTTACGGAGATTTCACCGCCGTGACTCTCACATCTGGCAGAATCCGAATTTACCTCAAATGAGACTTGGCTTGCGCATGGGATTGAATAGCAGGCAGGGCGGGGGCGGCGACCTGCCATCACTCGACCTTGCCTTCGCGCTTGATCGCTCGTTCACGACAGATCCGGCAGCGGCAGGCAATGCGCTTATCACAAGCCGTCGCGGGCCTGCTGCGAAGTTCTCTCGCGGATCGGGAGCCACGCAGGTAAATGCTGCGGGCTTGATTGAGTATGCGCCTGAGAATTTTCTGGTTCGTAGTGAAGAATTTGACCATTCAGGATGGATTAAGTTAAGATCCAGCGTAGCTGATAACGCGACCACAGACCCAGCAGGAACGCTGAATGCAGACAAACTAATTGAGGATAGCAGCACTGGAACTCACATGACCTACCGGACAGCGGTTTTGAGTTCGCTTGTGCCGCACACTTTTTCAGTATATGCAAAAGCTGACGGTCGTGATTTCATGTATCTCCAATGCGGCGACGGGTTTCCTGTAAATTGCCACGCATATTTCGACTTAAGCGCCGGAACAAAAGGGACCGTTGGGGTGAATGCCACAGCTAATATCGAACCCGCAGGCAACGGATGGTATCGCTGTTCAGTCACAGCAACGCCCTCGTCTCTAACTACAAACATTTTTTATATTCAACCAACTGCGGTAAATGGTTCCACCTCCTACGCCGGAGATGGAGCAAGCGGCATATACCTGTGGGGCGCACAAGTAGAACGCGCAAGCACTGCCCGCACCTACTACCCGACAACGACTGCCGCATTCTACGGACCACGCTTCGACCACGATCCGGCAACGGGCGCAAGCAAAGGGCTGCTGATTGAGGAGTCGCGGACGAATTTGCTATTGAGGAGTGAAGCGTTTGAAACTACTTCATGGCTTAAAGGCGGCCCCCAACCCGCAATCATTACAGCAGATAATGTGACATCTCCGTCAGGGACTTTGACGGCAGACACGCTTACAATGCCTGCTATTACATCGGGGCAGTATTCGCTTGCCGCGCAACAATTTTCAGCAACATCTATCCCCTACACTTTGACATTTTACGTCAAGAGTGCCGCTGGCGGGCAAACGATTTGGGCATCGCTTACTCCTGATGGAGTAAATTACTTCCGCCAACCAATCGTTTTAACGACTGAATGGCAGCGAGTTTCTTTAACTGCTACCCTAACTGCTACTCAATGGTTTGCTCAGATAGGTATTGATCGCAGGGATTCTTCTCAAACTGGAACAGCCAATTTTGAGTTTCACGTCTGGGGCGCACAACTCGAAGCAGGCGCATTCCCAACCAGCTACATCCCCACGACATCCGGCACAGGAATCCGCAGCGCGGATGTTTGCTCGATTGTTGGGGCTGACTTTAGCTCGTTTTATAATCAGAGTGAGGGGACTTTGTTTGCGGATGCTACGCCTCAGGCCGTAGATCAAACTACTGTGGTTATCGGAGTAAATACAACCGCATCTACCTCTAGCCATTTCATTTACAAAGCGAATTCAGCCATCAGTGCAAACGGCAAGCGATGGGCAGCGGCAACCGTAAGTGTTGCTGGCGTACAATCAGCAATTGCTACGTCAACAGATGTCGCAGTTTCCAGAGCAAGCCTTTCGTATGCATATAAGCTAAACGATTTCGCATTTGCCTATAATGGCACTATTGTCGGCACTGATAATTCCGGCACGATGCCAACACCAACAGCAATGCGTATCGGCGCGCGTGATGACGGATTGCAATTAAACGGCCACATCGCCCGCATCCAGTATTTCCGCAAGCGCCTGTCCAACGCTAAACTCCAAACCCTCACCGCACCATGATCGACTACCTTTTGAAATTCCCGTCGAAAGAATACGCAGAGCAATTCGGCCTTGCCAACGGCTTTGCCGCGCCTGACGAAAACGGCGTCTTACAGACCACACTCGCCTCACACGAACACGCGCTGTGCGTGATTGGCGAGCACTGGCTCCTGCAACCGGACATCGACGGCGAGCCACAACCTGCCATTGGAGATGGGCAATATTGGGTGCTGTTCCGTGATTTGATCGGCATCCCGATTCCCGAAGGCGCGTCCTCGCTGATCTACTGGTCGAGCACATCCGGCGAGCCAAGACCGACCGACGATCCCACTGTCCCTAATACTTTCTGGTGCTAACTACTCCCCACGACCCATGATTCCCACACTTATCCTTCGTAGAAAATGCCGATGACCATCCCAGTTGAGTGGCTCCT